GTTGGCATAGCCGAGGGGCAGGCGGAGCTGGGGAAGTGATTACCGCTTGGAGTGTATCAACAGCGGTATTCCTACAATCGTTTAGTGTAGCGGCGAAAGAGAGCCAGCCCTTTGGCGTAACATTCAAGCCGGACGGGCTAAAGATGTATGTTATTGGGTATAGCTCTGGCAGTGTCCATGAATATAATTTAGGATAGGATAGTATCATGAATCTTTTGCGCATCACAGACAGCAAACCCCACCAGTACAGTATCGCGCGGCTGAAAGCTGCTAATCCTCAAGTTTCGTTTCCGGAGGAAGTAACCCTTGCGATGATGGCTGAGAAGGGTGTCTATCCATTCCGCGTTATGGACCGCCCTACCATTGACGCCAATCAGCAGGCCACGCTGTCCGAGGATTTCACGCAGGTGGACGGCGAGTGGGTGCGCGAATGGGTTGTGCGGACGCTCACAATAGACGAGTTGCGGGCCAGCATGGTCTGCACCAAATTGCAAGGCCGCTTGGCTCTGGGGAAGGCTGAAATAGCCCGTCTTGACGCATTCATCGACGGCTTCCCGAATAACTGGTCATTGCGGCAGGTGGTGGACAATTCGGTGACGTGGCGGCGCACCAGTCAAGACATGCAGATGCTCGGGTTCGCGCTTGATTACACGCCCGAGACGATGGATGAGACCTTCATCCGAGCAATGGCGATTGAATTATGACCGACGCCGCCAAGCGCATGATCGAGGCGGCTAAGACCGAGGCGTTATTTGCCGCTGCGGACGCGGCTTTGCCTACAGTCAACCAGCAAGCGGTCCTGCTGGCCAAGATGCGACGGTTGCACTATGATGCCAGCATCGCGCAAGGGTTCAGCCCGGACGAGGCTTTGACGTTGTGTCTGGAATCGGTGACGATTGAATGACAACCCGCGACACTCGCAAAGCATTCCTGAAGCTGCTGGATGATACCTGGCCGGGCGTCCGGTCGGAGTTTGTCGCGGCTATGCGCCAAGTCCAAAGCCAAGCGGACATGAAGGCACTCGAAGCCGCTATTGCGCGGGGCGATGTGGACGGGGCGTTCCGGGCGCTGCGGTTCGACGCCGCCGATCTGTTCCGCACCGATACGGCAATCACGGCGGCCATGTCTGCCGGCGGCAATTATCAGATGGCAGCGATACAGCAAGCCACCCGCCGCGCGCCAGTTGGCAGCCGAGTTGTGCAATCTTTCGGGGGCCGGAACGAACGGGCAGAGCGGATCGCGCTGGATCTTGGATCGCGGCTGGTGACTGAGGTACTAGACGACACGCGCGTCCTGATCGCCCAGACCATCCGGGCCGGGCTGGAAGCAGGCGTAGGGCCGCGCAGGACCGCACTGGACATTGGCGGGCGCATGACCAACGGCACGCGGCAAGGCGGGCTGGTGGGGCTGCACAGCAAGCAGGCAGGCTATGTGCAGTCGATGCGCGGCGAACTGTCCGACCCCGCCAGCATGGCAAACTATTTCACCCGCACCCGGCGCGACAAACGCTTTGACGGGATCGTGCGCCGGGCCATTGCGGACGGCAGACCAGTCGCGCAGGCTGACATTGATCGTATCGCCGGGCGCTATTCGGACAGGTTGCTGGCGTTGCGCGGCGAAACAATCGCCCGGACCGAAACGCTCAAGGCGCTGAACGCCGGGCGGCAAGAGGCGCTGGACCAGTTGATTGAGAATCCGAACAATGATGTTCAGGCTGAGGATGTCGTCAGGGCTTGGGATTCAACGGGTGAGGATGGTAAAACTCGGGCAACGCACATTGACGCGGACAAACAAGACCCTGTGCCCCATGGCGTGCCCTTCATTGTCGGCGGGTATCAAATGATGTATCCAGGCGATACTTCACTCGGTGCGCCTGCCAGCGAGACAATAAATTGCCGGTGCTATTCTGACGTCAGAATTGATTTCTTCGCGAGGCTGACCTGATGGTGCAGTATACATGGGCAACGCTGGACGCTTGGACCCTCAAGACACAAAAGCGGATCGACGCAGTGCTGAAGGACTCAACCCAAACATTAATTCGCACCGCACAAAAGACAAAAGCTAAGGGCGGGCGCATGCCTGTTATTACAAATAATTTGCGCGACAGCCTGATGTCTTCAATCGCGGGCGGGGCATCTGCCGTAGGTGAGGAATCCTACATCATGGCAGCGGCTGGCATAAAGGGCGGCGACGTGGCAACCTTCACATGGACGGCAGAATATGCGAGACGTGTTAATAATGGCTTTACAGGCCCAGACAAGCTGGGTCGGACCTACGACCAAGTCGGCGCGCATTTCGTCGAAGGTGCCGTCGATCAATGGCCCGCGATTGTCCGGGCGTCCACGGCAAAAGCAAAGGCGGCAGTCGGATGAATAACAAGGACATAAAAAACGCGCTGCGCACGCGCCTTGCCGCCACGCCGTCCGCCCCGCTTATCGTTTGGGGTGAAAACGCGCCGGGTGTTTATGACGCGCCGTCATTGCAATACGTTACGCCTGAGCCCCCTTATTGGCTGGCATATTTCACATTTACCCCGCCTGAGCGTTTAGGGTTGTCCAAGTCAAGCCGGATGGTCGTTCGGCTGTTTGTGGCGGTGTTTGTGCAGGAGGGCACGTTCGAGGATGAGGCTGACGACCAAGCGCAGCGCATCATTGACCAATTCCCCATTGATCTGGTACTGTCTGCCGGAAGCGGTCAAATTCAGGTGGCGGAAATGGGCGACCCGCAACCGGGCGCAATCGACGGCCCGTACTTTCGGAAAAACGTTTCCATACGTTGCCGCGCAATCTTTCAAAGGAATCCATAACCATGAAAGCCAAACCGATCACATGCGCGCGGATCGTCACAATGCCCACACCGACCGGCACGACACCCGCCATGATCTACACCGGCAAGACGCCGAAGGCTGGCGACGTGATGCAATTCGCCATGCCCAATGGCATCACCTATTCCGGCACGGTGGCCGACGCCACCGATGCTGACGGCGAAGTTCTGGTTGAGTTTACATCGGGGCTTGTCCCTGTTCTGAAATAGGCATCCCGCCTATCCACGCCATTGAAAGGAAATTATCATGGCACTTACTGAAGGCATTGGCGGGTTTCTCTCCGTCTCGGCGGCCACCCCCGCAACATTCGACGCACCCGGATATGTTGCGCTGACGTTCACCGAAATCGGGGAAGTTTCTGAAGTCCCCGAATTTGGCGCGGCATATTCGCCCGTCACGTTCACGCCGCTGAAAACCGGCATCGTCAACAAGTTCCACGGCGAATTGAACTATGGCTCGATCACGGTTCCGCTCGCCTATGATTCCGCTAATGCTGGACAGATCATCTTGATTGCCGCGCTGGCGTCCAAGGACGAAATCAGCTTCCGCGAAACCCGGTCTGACGGCTCGATTCGTTACATCATGGGCAAAGTCATGTCGTTCCCGCGCGGCCAGTCGGTCGGGTCGGTCAACATGGCGTCCTGCAATATTGAGTTCACGCGCGCCGATGTGGAAGTCGCCGCGCCGTAATCCCACTGATCTGGGTTCGGGGGGGTAAGGCGTGGTTTACCGCATCCCCCCGACTTTTAACCAAAACCGATGGAACAAACCGATGGATATGAACGACCTAGACTTGGCGGCTGACGCTGAAAAGGGAGCAACGCTAGTTGTGCGCCACCCTGTGACGGACGAAATCCTGCTGGGGTCTGATGAAAAGCCTCTGACAATTCAACTGCTGGGCGTGGACAGCGCCACATTCAAGCGGGCGGTGCAGGACATCAACGTGGCGGCAAATGGGCGCAAAAAGGTGTCCCCTGCCGAGCAAGAGCGGCAGACGGTAAACGCGCTTGCTCGTGCCACAGTCGGATGGTCGAACAACTGGGTTTGGAGCGGCGAGCCGTTCAAGTTCACCCCTGAAAACTGCCGCAGACTTTATTCAGACCGCGCATGGATGCGCGTGCAGGTCGACGAGTTCATTGCGGATCGAACCCGTTTTTTCGGACAAGCCTAGATGCACTTTGCCTCTGGGCCAGACAGCACGCTTGGTTATGCGCACAGCCGAAGGACATAAAGCACTCACGCTGGAGTTTTTTGGAGCGGGCAAATGAAAAACCGGACTTTCCCGAACTGCCGTTTCGCGCCTATCTTGTGGAATGGTTGATGGACGTGGGGCCGGTCATGCAAGGCGGAATGGGGCCGGTGGCTCTGTCCCACTTGGAAATCCGCGCGTGGGCTGATAATGTGGGTCTGAGGTTTGACGGTGACGAACCCCAATGGCTGCAAAAGATGAGTGCCGTTTATGCTGGTGAATTGTCGGAGTCGAGCGGCAAGAACACGCCGCAACCGTTTAGGGAGTAGACCCCGTGGATGACATCGCATCGGTCGGTTTGAGGGTTGACGGCAGCCAGGTCCGCACGGCCAGCGGCGATCTGGACCGGTTTGCAGGCGCAGGCGACCGGGCAGGCGGATCAGCGGGACGGGCCGTAGGTGCGTTTGCGGGCATGGGGCGGGGCCTTGCCGTGGCGGCTGCCAGCGCATTGGCGGCCGTGGTCAGCATCGCGGCGCTGAGTTCGCAACTGAACCGCTTTATCGACGCAACTGTGACGAATGAAAAGGCACAGGCGCAGCTTGGCGCTGCCATTGCATCAACGGGCGGGGCAGCTGGTAAAAGCCTGCAAGACCTGAACGCACACGCGGCGGCGCTGCAAAAGATCACGGCTTTCGGCGATGAAACCATCAACGCCATGCAGGGCGTGTTGCTGACGTTTACACAGATCAAGGGCGACCAGTTTGACGCGGCAACCGCAGCGATCCTGAACGTCGCAACGGCGATGGGCACCGACCTGAAATCGGCGGCGCTACAGGTCGGCAAGGCGTTGAACGATCCTGTCCTTGGCATGACGGCCCTTTCCCGCTCCGGCATCCAGTTTACCGAGGCGCAAAAAGAAATGGTCAAAGGGATGGTCGCGTCGAACAACGTGATCGGGGCGCAGACGATCATTCTGGCGGAACTGGAACGGCAGTTCGGCGGATCGGCAGAGGCGGCGCGCAACACGCTGGGCGGGGCGCTGGCATCGCTACGCAATGCATTCGGTGACCTGTTCGAGTTGTCCGGGCCAGCGTCTGAGGGGCTGCGCGCGTCCATCGAGCGGCTGACAAAAGCGGTATCTGATCCGGCGTTCTTCGCGGCGGTGCAGTCTATCGGAACCGGGCTGTTTGCGGCGGCTGAAATGGGCGTGAAAGCCATGTCGGCGCTTGCCGGGATATTCACAACCGTATCGGAAAGCCTGACAACGCTCGGGGCCATCGTGGTTGTTTTGGCCGCGACACAACTTCCTGCGCTGATCGCAGCGCAGGGTGGCGTGGCAATCGGCATGGCTGCTGGATCGCTTGCGGCGTACATCTACATCGCGGCACTGAAAGCCGTGGCATTGGCAACTCGGGCGATTGTGTTTCTCGGTGGACCGCTGGGGGTTGCGATTGCCGTTATGGGCAGCGTTGCAGCTTATTTCCTGCTGTCCAAAAAAGAGGCGCAAAGTTTCGACACCGTGATGCAATCTCTTGGCACTACCATCGGCGGGCTTGAAAGCGTCAATTCAAAGCTGCTCGGTGATTACCAGAGCCTTAAAACTGCACAGGACTTGCTTGCAACGGCCATAGCAACGGGCGGTCAGGCGGCGGTGTCTGCGGCGGCGTTGGAAGTATCGGCGGTTCGAACCCGGATTACAGCGAACGCCAGCCTACGCCAAGAAAAGGCACTTCTGGTAAAGCGCGAACTTTCAGATGCAAAGGCCGCACTTGCTGCGCAAGAAGCTGAAACGCTAATAAGCAACACAAAATTGTTGCTGGCCGACAAAGACTTTATTGCACGGCGCACAGCCTTGCGCGAAAGCGGCAAAGGATCGTTTTACGGAAAAATCGAAGAAGAAACGCAGAAGTTTGTTGCCGCACAGATTGCAGCAGGAATTGCAGCAGACTCTCTCGGCCAAGATATAACAGATGTTCAGCGAACCCTTTTAGAACAGTCTGTGGCGAGTGCTGCGGCTAAGGAAGCAATCATGGCCCAGTCCGAGGCCGTCAGGTTGTTGACGCAAGACGCTGTGGACCTGACGGTTCCTGTCGCTGGCGTGACAACATCGCTTGCCGAAGCGGGCACTGCGGTCTTTGCCGCCATTCCCGGATTTGCAGCACTGCGCGAAGAATACGGCGCATCGGCACTGGCTGCCGAAAAACTTCTTAAAGTGCAGAATGCCTTGGCCGTGTCTGACTTTCAGGCTGGTATCGGTTCGCTGATCACCGACGTTGAAGCTTTGGGTTCTTCGCTGATCGGAGGTGCTACACAGGCTGCCGATCTGAAATCCAGTTTGGATAACATCGGCAAGTTAGATGGCATTTCAAAGCAAGCCGATGCGTTGCTGGACTTAGCTCTGCACATGGGCGAAAGCGTAAATGGCGCTCAAAACCTGACCGGCGAGGCGCGCAAGACATACGACGCCCTAGTGACTGCCTCACTGGCTGCGGCACAGCTTGCCACAGAGGTTGACGCAGCAGCTGGTGCGGCTGTGACGGTCGCGGATCGGGTTGCCCGTATCGCCGCCAACTTCGGACCAGCTATCGACGCGGCGGCGCTGTTGGCGGCGGCGATGGGCAGCATCCTCGGTCAGATCGCCAGCGCGGGCGCAAACATCGCCGCGCTGATACCTGGCGCGCGGGCTATCGCGTCTGGTATGGCTGGCGCGGCAACCGCTGTGACCAGTGCCGCCCAGTCGCTTGGCGGGGGGTTGTTTTCAACTTTCAAAACCGCCGTTACCAACATGATCGGACTTGGCAGGGAGTCGGTCAAAACCGGAGCAACCATTGAATCTCTGAAAAAGTCTGCGGACGCGTTGTTTCCGGCGCTGAAAGGCGCGGGCGGCGCGGCGGGCGGCGCGGCAGCCACCGCTATGCGCGACAAGATCAGCGCCCTTGAGGACGCAGCCGACCCGATGCGCGTTTACAATCGCGGTATGGCTGAACTGGACAAGCTCAAGCTGGCAGGGCTGACCGATGGCGCTTATGCCCTTGCGGTTGATGAATTGGCAAAGTCGATGGGAACTGCAACCACCTTCGCACAGGGCATGGGCGCGGCGCTTGATGGCGGCACTAAATCCGCTGTTGAGATGGGCCTGGAATTTGGCGGGTCACTATTGCGCGGGATCGGCAGCGTGTCGGATGCGTTTGGTGATTTTGTAATGCGCGGGTTTAAGGACTTCAAAGGTTTCGTGTCGAGCATCCTTAGCAGCTTCAAGTCGATGCTGTCGCAGATGATCAGCATGGCGGTGCGCAATCGCATAATGATCGGTTTGGGGTTCTCAGGCGGCGCGGGGCAGGCTGTTGCGGGCGGTGTAGCGCAAGCTGCTGGCGGTGCAGCGGGAGGAGCCGGGGGCTTGCTGGGCGGGATCGCTACATTTGCAGGCAGTGCATTTTCCGGCGCGTCTGGCCTTGTCACGTCCCTTTTCGGCGCGGGCGGGGGCTTAGGGGCCGCCGGAACGTATCTTTCCAGTGTTCTTGGCACCGCCACCACAAGCATCGGGGCACTTGGCGCGGCTGTGGGCGCTATTGCGCTACCGTTGCTTGCCGTTGTCGCCATATTCAGCTTTTTCAAAAAGAAAACCAAGGAACTTGACGCGGGCATAATGGCAACGGTCAGCGGCATGGAGACGCTTGTGCAGACGTTTCGCACTGTCGAAACCAAACGGTTCTTCGGCCTGTCAAAGAAGGTCAGGACAAGCACCGACCCGGCAGATCAAGAAACAACCGACGCCATCACAGGAGTTGTGAGCACCCTGCAAAACGGCGTGCTGGCATCGGCGGCGGCGTTGGGCATCGCAGCGGGCGCGTTCGACAACTTCGCCCATACAATGACGATCAGCACAAAAGGATTGAGCGAAGAAGCGGCAAACAAGGCGATCCAAGACGGGCTGATCGGCGTGGCCGATGCAATGGCCGGAATGGTTGGCGGGCTGTCACAGTTCGCCCTGAGCGGCGAAGGTGCGGCCGCCACGCTGGGCCGACTGGGGCAGTCGCTGGTGGCGGTCAACGGGTGGATGGGCAACTTCCGCATGAACCTCTACAACGTGTCGCTTGCGGGCGGTGGCGCGGCGGCTGCGTTTGTCAGTCTGTTCGGGTCGCTGGAAAACTTCAACGCGGTATCGCAGTCGTACTACCAGAACTTCTTCACCGACGCGGAACGCATCGCGCGGGCTACTGAATTGCTGTCAGCCGAAATGCTGGCGCTGGGCATCAACGCGCTACCGTCCACTCGGGCCGCATTCCGGGCGCTGGTGGACGAGGCCGACGCGCTGGGCGATAGCGATCTGGTGGCGGCACTCATGCAACTGTCACCGGCCTTTGCCGAAATCAGCGCCGGGGCCGATGCGCTGGGCGACAGCCTGCGGTCGTTGGTCAATGAGGATTTGTTCTCGACCGGCCAGGATTTTGTCCGGGCGCTGTCCCGCTCAGGAAACGGCCAGTCGTTCACGCCGCGCGAGTCCGATGCAGAGTTGCGCGCTGAATTGCGGGCGCTGAACCTGAACATGGAACGGTTGATTTCGTCGGCGGAAATCACGGCCGGCAACACCGGGCGCGGTGCGGACGCGGCAGACGACACGCTGGCATTCACACTGGAGCAGACCCTATGACCCTGCGCATAATCGAGCCGTTCGCAATCACGCAGGCCAATATCGACGCGACTAACGTTACGCTTGAGACGGCTTGGACGGCAGGCACCTACACACTCGGTCAGGTGCGGCGGGTTGGCGAACGGCTGTTCGAGGTATCTGCGGCCAGCACCACGCAGGAACCGGGCTTGCCAGCGTCCACACAATGGTTCGACGCTGGCCCTGCAAACCGCTACGCCGCGTTCGATCTGCAATTCGGGGCTGATCAGTTCCGGGTAATCGACACGGTTACGACCCGCGCGGACAGCATCACTTACACGTTGTCAGGTCTGCCGCGTTTGTCGGCAATGGCATTATTCGGGCTGGCCTGTACGCAGATCGACATTGCCAGCGAGATTCCGGGCGGGCCGTTGCGGCTGCACGGGGACTTTCCGACGGCCGGGATTGACCAAAGCACATCAAGCACCGCAATGGATGCGGAGGGGCCGTTCCGCCCAATGGTCGTTGGAGCCACGGCGTCTGTTACCTCCGCAGACCGCCGGTCGAATGCATTCTCAGTTGCAAGCGGGGTTCCCGTCTTTTGCAGGGCAAGAATTCGCGCTGGATCATCTGGAAAATATCGCATTGCCTGCATTAACGGGAGCGCCGCCACAACCAGTTTTTATGACGGTACCTTTCCAAACTTTTCAGGGGTGGCAACATCGTCTGCGGCTGGCACTCTCACGGACTTCATCCGCACGACAGTTGAAAACGGCGATACGGAAATCACGTTCACTTGGACGCCCAACGCGACGACAGCCCTTGCACGGGTCGGCATAGGGCCATTCACGAGCGTGATAGGCGAAACCATCATCGCGGTCGGGATGCAGGCGACAGATGCGTTTGCCGATTGGATACTCGGCGGCACGGGCACGCGACGGGCAGGGACGTACATCACCCACCTACTGCCCGACGCGACACAGTATGAGTCGTCTTTCTGGCGCTGGTTTTTCCTGCCGCAGTCGCTGGATCGGACCTATGCCAACTTTGACATCAACATTCCGGCCGGGGCGGTTGTCGATTTGACACTGACCAACACCGGATCGACCGTGGCGGTCAGCACGATTGCAATGGGCGCTGCCGGTCAGTTCGGGGTTGTAGAGGTCGGATCAACACGGGGCCTGCGCAGTCGGTCTGTCAAAAAGACAGAAGGCACGCTTACGTCTCTCAATCGCCGCACCCCGGCGTCCCGTGTTGGGTACCGGGTTCATCTGGACAACTACACCGCTAGCCCGTTCTGGAGGATCATCGACGATCTGGACGGGGTGGCCGCAGTCTTTGCCGGACCTGATGACAACGAGGAGTTTCTGGCGTATGGTTTTGTCACATCGTGCCAGACGGTCAGCAATGTGCATGGGATAACAAAAGTTCAGCTTGAAGTGGAAACGCTATGACCGCACCCGTTATTCGGCAATTCGTCGGAACAATCCCGGCCAAGGGGCAGGCGCAAACTGCGTTCGACGCGAATGTCGATGCGTGGTTGGGGTGGACGACCACGCAGTTTGCGCCGGACATTGTGTCATTCGGGGCTTGGGCGGACGGGATTCGGGCGGCGCTGATCGCTGGTAACTTGCCGTC